CTCATACACCGCCTTTACGTTATCGCGGTGCTTCGTCATCATATAGGCTTGTGTGGCGCCGCGGGCGGTCAGGCGGTCAACGGCAAGGTTGAGTCGCACGAGTTGATCAGCCAACGCATAGCGAACGACCCAGACTTCCGCCTCGGTCTTGAGTTCGCATGAGGGCTTGTCCTTGAGGATGTTAGACATCGCTCGGCATGGCTCCCTCTTCGTATTGAACGGTCTCGGTGATCAACACCACGCGGTGCAGGCAGCCGTCCAGCGCCGTCTTACCGTCCTCGGTCTTCTTCCAGTCGGCGAACTCCGCAAAGTTGTTGAAGCGGGCCAGCTCTTCCCAGAGCTTCGTGCCGTCGTCCCAGAAGCACCAATCAACGCGAATGTGCGAGGTGGTTTCCATGATCAGTCTCCGTAGTTGATACTTCTATAGTATCACGAACAGCGATCACGTAAACACAAATATGCGATTTAGCCGCGCTTGTTGTCGGGCCAAATGAACTTGCCGACCCACAGGGCAAGGCCGTAGGAGACCAGGCCCCAGAACATGACGGTGGGTAGGTGATGAGTGATACGAGCGACCGACTGTCCCACAACCCAGGCGACCGTGTTGGGGAAGACGATGAGTCGCATGATGCTGTTCATAGCAGGTCGTCCTTGTGTCTACGACCCAAGGCCACGGGATGGCGCGCCTTGTCCTTCACACCGACAGGGAAGTGCTTATACTTCCAGATGCGCCCAATCTCTTGGTCCCGGTACCGCCAAATCTCGCGGCGCTCAGCCGACGTAAAGCCGGTCCCGAGCTTGACCTGAATGCCCGTGTGAACGTCCACGCCGACAAGCTTGCCCATCGTGTCGCCCGGGATCAGGCCCGCCTTAGACAAGCCGCGTTCCATATAGCCGAGTTCATTGACGACTGCCTGGTTCTGATTGATCATCAGTTCCTCGACGCCAGTCACATACATCTCGGAATCAACGAAACGCTTGAGCTTGCACTTGCCGCCCTCACGCACGGTCGATCGGCCTTCTTTGTAGGCGGCGCCTGGTCGGCAGTAGATCACGCCCTCGTAGCCCAGTGAGATAGCCCGCGACTCAAACTCGCCAAGTTCCTCGAGCGACCGAATGACCACCTGCTCCAACACCTTTATGCGACCACGGCTCTCACCGAGGCGGCCTAGTCTCTGAGAGAAGGCGGCTTGGCCCAAATCACGTCGGTCAAAGACGTAGAACGTAAAGACTGGTTGGCCGTCGTAGGACATGACTTGGCTCATTGTCTTGCGATAAACGTCGCCAGCGTTGGGAGGTCCGACGATCAGCTCGCCGTCAAGGCCGGAGATGTCGTAGACTTGCATAGCTTCTTGGAGCCAACGGTTCCGAATAGGCTTCAGGGTCCGACTGACAATGATGCCGTCCTCCTCCATCGCCCGAACCCCATCGAGCTTGAAGGAGGCGAAGCCGTAGCCGTCCTCGGCGAGATAACGCGCTAAGTCATCCTGGGTCGGCGTCGCGCAGAGGTTAGGTCTCATCGGCCAAGTCCTCGACGCTGTAGTCCTCGGGATACTGCTCGTTGATCTGGACCTTGGTTCCAGACGGAACGTAGCAGGCGACGAGAAGTGCTGCCCGCGCCTGACGTTCGACAAGGCCAGCCTCCAGCAGCTCGTTCATTGCCGGACTGTTATGATACTTCTCGAGCGTGTACCAGCGGTTAGGGTCACGAACGAGCTTGAGCATCTTCTGCGCTCGCTTAGATAGCTGGGTCAAAACGGCATCCCATCCTGAAGTTGCTGAGGAGTCTTGCCGACCGGCTTTTTCTTCTTGTTGCGCCGAACGATGACCTTCCAGTCAGGTCCGGTCACAATGAAGTGATCAGCCCAGTTCTTACCCCACATTAGAGATATGAAACCCTGAACCGTAGAAAGCCGGTCGAACCTTGACGACGTCCCAATCATGGCCCCATTCTCATAGTGAGTAGTTACGACAAACTCACCCATTAGCCTGCTCCCATTCCTTTACGATTGGCAGATACTTCTCGACCAGGCCCTGCTTCTTCAGGGCGCGGTATTCCTTGTACAAGGCGCGAACGTCTTGGCTCGTTGACATCGCCCACTTGCGAAGTTCGCCGGGCAAAGCGTTCAGATACATGTCGAACTTAGTATCGCCGGACTTGAGCTTTTCGGCGGCGACTTGACCTTTGCCGATGCGACGAGGCAGGTAGTTAGTGCGGCGCAGACCCAAGGAGACGTCAGCCTCGACTTGGGTGACTTGGCCGCCCTTGGCCAGGAACTGTTCGATGTAGGTTTGTTCGGTCATGAGATACTCTCCACGTTATGAGAACAGTTTATCCCGTTTTCAGAAGCGCGTAAACCTCTTATTCAGTTTCAACCAACATCATTCCCGCATCGGTCGACTCAGTGAGATTGATCCAGTTGAGCTTCAGGCCTTGCTCCCGCATGACTTGGTCAACGCGGCCCTGCGCCTCATCGAGCGTGCCCTCAAAGGGCTGCATGGCACAGGCAGTGTCGCGGGTTCCATAAACGATGGTAAAGAATCTAGTCACGCGTAGGTCCGCCCTTGATTACGACTGCATTTCCGTGCAGCTTATGAAATGTTTCTCGGTCCGCCCGCAAGGCGAACATCCATTCGACGTGACCCCAGGACGTCTTGGCAACTGCCGCATCGCCCTGGGGTTCGAATCCCATCTTCTTTACGACGCCTTGGCGAGTCTCGCAGAAATGCCGCAGAGACTCACGCATAACCTTGGCGTCTTCCTCAGACGTGAGGAGACTAAACCTTGGCATAAGGCGAAACGTAGCCGGGATTTGCAGCCTTGAACTTCTCGTGGGCCTTCTTCCAGAAGTCAGGATCGTTGGCCTGCGCCAGAGCGTCGGCCAGCTTCTGGTTCTCACCAACAGACAGGCCAGGACGCAGGCCCGATCCGCCAGGACCAGGGTTCACCAGGTCCAGAACCGGACCAGCACCGCGAGGTTGATTGAAGTTCGAACGATAGGCAGACATGACACTCTCCACGTTGATGAGAGTATCCTACTGCAGTCTGCAGCAGTTGTAAACACGTAATGCGATTTTAGCCGGTGTGAAAGCCGTTAAGCATGGCGGTAACGCGGTTCATCAGAATGCCGCGAATCGAGCCTTGCGTGATGGTTTGGATGATCTCGTCGTCGCGAAGGTCGGCGTGCAGGTGCCGACCTGCTTCATCCTTGCCAGAAATGCGCGTAAAGGTGCCCGAGGCGGTTCTGGAGCGCGAGGGAAAGTCAACCTCGACGTCTATCCAGACCCAGGTTAGACCTTCTTGTCTTGTGTCGATAACAACCATGCGAACCTCTGCATATCAAAGAGGGCCGCAGCCCATCTGGACTACGGCCCTCAGAGCCGATCTGGTCTCACAGGTTGACTCCTCCTTGCCTGCGGTTGATTCCGCGGCAATGATAGGAAGATAGACCCTGCGAGTTCGTTTGTAAACCCCTAGCCGCTAGGCAAGAGTGTTTTAGGTGGGACTAAAGGACCAAAGGGACTCAAACCGACATCCCTCTGTCCATTTCCTCATCCAGCCACCATCTCCGGGTGGACTCCATGAGTGGTTACATCAAGTGGTTACCCGGAGGACGTATCAATCCCCGCTCTTCTAGACAGAAAACCTCCACCAGATTGGAGATGTCAAAGGCGATAGGCGCGCTGTTCATCCTCCACTGGTGTATAGGCCACCGCTCTATGCCCTGAGCGAGCAACAGGCCAATGGCCTCTTCTTCAGAGTTGGCGCGGATGGTATCGACCAAGTTATTTACGGTCGACCCATCCTTCGAGGCCCAACTTGCCTGCGCGACATATAGGTTCTTACGCATTGACAGGTTGGTCCGGATCATTACAGTCAGGAACACCCTCGCGGTTCTTTACGAACCCCTCAAGCAGACCTTGAAGTTGATCCATCTGCGCGTTTAGCAGGTCGTGGAAGTCCTTGGCTTCCTCTTCATTAAGCTCGATGGACATCGGCTCAGAGACGAAGAGATATTCCTGATCAGTCGTAGGTTTGGCGTCGAACCAGGTCACAAAGACCCGGTCGTGAACCAGCGAGAAACCATAGTTAGGTTGCTGCGGCGCCAGAGTCAACAGCTCGTCGAACTCAAAGCCGGAGGCCAGGGCTTCTTCAAGGTTGATGTCTTCGACGGTTTCGTTGTTGTCAGTCATTGGCGAGAGTGTCCTTGTCGATGATAGGGTTACCGCCGAGATATTCTTCACGGCGCTTGAGGTTCATGGCCTGCTTGAGCTCTGCGTCGGCTTTCCATGCCGCAACAATCTCAAGACAAGAAACCGAGGTGAGATGACCTTGGCCGTCTTTCTTGTCCCGGGTTTCCAGCCGCAGAATGGCGAGCTGCACGATCTTTTCCATCGCGTAGACAGGGCGGTGGCCGATCCAGGTGGCGGCGCGTTGGCGCTCAACCTCTTGGCAAGCCAAACAGGTGCGAACGCCGTCGACCACGTGAACGGTCTTGCGCCCACAATCGCAGGGTTGGGCAGGATACTGGATCACGGCTTACCTTTCTGTTCGGCTTGCAGAGGGTCTAGGTCCAAGGGGCCGTTGCCGCGTTGACGTGGCACTCTGACTCCCATCGCCTTCGCAAGCTGCGCCGTGTTACCGGACAAGGCTCGGTCGGCCTTCCTGCAAATCAGGTTCAACGCCACAGCTTCCTCCATGTCGCCACGGTCGCGGGCACCCAAGCAAGCCGAGGCCAGCACCCCGTAATCCGCCTCGCTGATGTTGACGATAGCCATCACGCACCGCCTTTCTGTTCGGCTTGCAGGGCGGCGAAGGCTGACGCGGCGCGGCGGAAGTCGGCCACGGTGACGACGACGCCATCTCCGAAGTCGGCCACCGTGTAGGACGGCGAGAGACCTGGCATGGTCCTATGGTGGCCGCCCTTTGCGAACGGCTCCAACGCCTCCACGGCAACCCGCAGCGCGTCGGGGGCGGGGCGGGTGACGATGGACAGAGCCAAGTCGACAGCCTGGATCATCAAGTCCCGGTTGCCGCGTTTGTCGCCCTTGACGATCCAGTCGCCGATGATTGTCTCCGCAACCTCGAACGCGAAGTTGTGCCGATCTAGATCATCCTTTCCGAGTTTGCTTCGGCTACGGACGGTCGAAGCACGAACAGTGTCCTTGTCGGGCCAAGCCACCGGCTGCACGTCCTCGCGGGCTTGCGGCTGGGCGCGGACAAGGTCGATACCCCACATGGCTTTCGCCAGCCTTGCCCCCGCCTCTGCCGGGGCTTCCTCGCGGGTGGCGAGGGCGGCCCAAGCCTTCATACCGCATAGGCACGGCCCTTCGTTACCTGGGCCGCCGTCGCATATCTTGCAAACACGCTCTGTTCGTGGGTCTGCACAGGCGGTCATGACAGCACCAGCGAAATAACAAAGGTGATGGCCACAACGCCGAACACGAGAACGTAGCCGTTGACCTTCATTCGAGGCCCGGGTTGTCCAGGCTTCCAGTTCTTGTGCGGGTTGGAGAAGTCGTAGGCGGGGTAGTGCGTGTTGGCCTTCCGCATGGCGTCCTCGCGGCGCGGGTCATTGCGCCACAGGCTCTCGGCCAGGGATTCTCTTATCGGGATGATAGTCATTGCGTTTCTCCAGATGATGATTAATCGTATCCCGAAAATAGGAATACGTAAATCGGCTACATCAACTTGACCTTGGAATATGGAATACTGATCCCATTAACCATCGTGTCCACCTTTATGTGGCACCAGTCATGGGTTGGAGACTTCCAGGCAAGGACCCCGATAACGATTACCTCGGGGTCCCATGGAAGGCGAAACTTGACCTTCTGCGCCACTTAGCCTCGCAGATGAATGATCTTGACGAAGCGATCTTGGTCCGCCATCTCACGATGGGGACGCTGATAAAAGGCTCGGTCATGTGGCCACAGATGCTCATAAGTTACGAGCAACTCGCCGGGGCTGTATTTCAGTTGGCCCTTCCAGGGCAGCTTAGGATCGCGAACGGTCGTAAAGGCCTCGCGGCGATAGATGCCGCCCTTCTTATGGCGATAAAGATCGCCGGGCTCGTTCAGGGCTTCTTTTTCAGTCAGCTTAATCATGGCCTACCTCGTAATGTTTCCAGCGGCAAACTGGCGCCGCAGAGCAACCAACTGTTGATGCTGGTAGAGCGCGTCGCCGAGACCAGTGTGAGCAATGCCTTCACGTATAGGATGAAGATGCTTGGGCAGATGATCAAGTTCTGTTCGAAGATCACGCCGTGTTCTAAAATCCCAGGGTAGGAATTCGCGAGTCTGTCCAGCAAACAAGTCTTCTAAGATGTCAAAGTCGAATGACCCCTTGGCCCAATACTTCTGAACATCGTGCTCTTGAGCGGCAGCCTTGATAGCCATTAAGACTTCATAAGCTGACCAGACTTCCGAGTCATCAATAATGGATAACCGAGCATCATCAGGTTGTTTCATCCAGAAGACCAAGGTATTCCAGCTAATCGTGCGCCCTGGAGCTCGAGGGTTGCGAGGATTGGGCATCTGTTCAGCGACACGTAGGTTCATCTGCTTCTGAAATAGGACGGTTTCGCCCTGAAATATGCAGAAACCAACCTGAGGCACCACGGCCGTCTTTTCGACATCAAGGGTCTCGATGTCAATCATCATTTCACGCATGTCAAGCTCCCCACTGAATGCCGAGGTCGAACGGGCCTACCACAATCCAGGCGGCTGCCCAAGATCGCTTGGCCTCAAGTCGCAACCAGTCAAAGGGTCTCACCGAGAAAGTGAGTTCGAGATTCTGCCACATAAGGCCCCCCTAGTCGATATATTCGACCTTGGCTTGAATGATGTCGGGATTATTTGCGACTTGTTCCAACATATTTGCTAGGCCTCCGCCGCAAATCGTGAAGCCTTGGCGAGCATATTTAATCATGCGTCGAAGGCTGGAAGTGCCGTAACTAATCTTGCCAGGCACTAGGCGCTTGCTGGCCAAATCGAACAGAGTCCAGTCACCTAGAATAAGTCTCTGGCCATCAAAGCCCGCCTGACAAAGGGAGAAGTCAAAGCTATCAACAGTCTCGGCTATGCTACCGAAGAAGGCGATCCGAATGGCCTGAACTTTTAGCTCAGGTCCCCCAGGAGAGAACTCATCGTCGCCGATCGGCTCAGGTTTTTTCTTGGGCAAAGTAAAGGTAACGTTGAAGTCATTTTCGTTGTCCCTGGAAGCGCCTCGACTTTCCATGGCTTTACAAAAATCTTCGAACTGAGACTCATCCCTGAAGAAGAAGTCAAAGTCAGTATCTTGACTTTCATTCATCAAGAGTCGACGAACAGAACCACCGGCAACCCAGGGACCTAGCGGTGTTACTGCCGGCAACCTTTCAAGGGCGCGGGCAAAATCCGTCTCCTCGTATTCTTTGCGACCATACCGGTCCCAGAATACCTCAAGCAAAACTGACTGAGTCATATCCATCTCCACGTTGTGTAGAGACAGTCTATCACGATCAGTAGTTCACGGGAACAGGCAACTGAATGTTGCCTAGAAGGTTCTCAACCCGAAGTTCTTGGGGATTCGAGACTTTCGCCGATCTAGGTCTGGGGTAGGTTCACCCAGTTCCTCAGCCATCGGCCTATCGGCTGGTCTTTCGTGGAAATAGATAGGCGTCCCAGGCAAGCTATCTCGAGCATCACGACGGCTTATGCCTGCAAGGTCGGTAAACTGCCCACGACGCCTATCTATTGACATCAGCAGAGATCAGTATGTCCCAGGCTGCAAAGCGTGCTGTTAAGCTCAGCGGCTGGATCACGGGGAGCCGGCTTGACCGACACCCAGATACCGAATAGGATCACTGTGATGACGATCAACGCCAACGTTTGAACGGTGCTATTGATCTTTTCCATGAGAAGATTATGGTCCTGTAGAAGTTAGTAAGTAAACCAGAGGCGGCTTGGTTAATGCAACACAGTGCTTTGCGGACGGGCACACAAGAGACCGGCCAACGAGGTCTTGTTGACGAAAGCTTCGGCGAGAATGGCAGGGCCGTCAAAGATGCGCACCCAAACAGCGACAGACATCTCCTTTAAGCACACGGTCTCGGTGAAGATCACTTCGATCTGTTCCAGCGACTCAGTCTGGCTGCAGGCCACAATGACCTCGTTTTCGTCGTAGACTTGCATGGTATAGGTCATGGCACAACCACATCTTTGAGTTTTCTCTGAAGCTCAACCTCGACAGAGTAAAGGCCGGTGATTTGTTGGCGGCGGTGAAGCTCGCCACGGAGCAGTGAAACCAAACGACGAGCCTCCTGAGCTGTAAGCTCAATCTCAACGCCAGGTCCTTTGAGTGCGTAGTTAGACATGCGAGTCTCCTGATGTAAAGACATCGTATCTCGTTTCAGGAGACTCGTAAATAGGTCTAGAACGGCACGTCGTCGTCTTGTTTGATCGCCTTAGCCGAGTCTTCCTCGACAGGCTCCCAATCGTTCTTATAGCCAATCGCCAGGTCAAAACATTCGCGGCACTTCTCAAGAGAAGGCAGGTCATATCCCCAGGTGCGCACGGTCTCAACTTCACCCATGCTATTCATCTGCTTGATGGACATGCGCGAACGAGTTAGGTTGCCGCCAGGGACGAGCTTGGCTAGCTCACGACCGAAGGCATTGTCGGCGACACGGCGGCGCTCACCCCAGTCAGTTGCACGACGAATATAGGCCTGATACAGATGTTCAGTCGCGACCTTCTCAGGCCACCCCAACGTGGTGCGTGGTATAATCTCGCCGTCACGAAGGCGCTCAAACCAGAAACGAAGCACGGGGTCCATAGCATACAGCTTTTGGTCGGCAAGCGCTTCGGTGGACGGGATGACACCCACATCAATGGTGGACAAGTCCAGGTTCAGGAGGTGGTGCAGTAGACCCTCATATCCCCCGGAGAGCAACTGCTTCTTCATCTGCAAGAAGAAGGTTCGGTCTTGTTTTCGACCCAGACCCATGTCTTGAACAGCAAAGCGACGTTCCTCAAAGGCCGCGGGCACGATGAAGCCTTCGTTCGATGAGATAAACAGACGCATGTAGTTCTTGGTCGTGATGGTGTCCTTGCCCTTGTACTCGATCTGATTAATCTCAGACGTCACCATGCCTTTAAGGCGACCAATGTGGCGGGGATCACCTGCAAAGAAGGCCTCGTCCGCGTGCATGAGCAAGCAGCTCGCCTGATGCGAGTTAAACTGACCCGTAACATAGCGAGAATCGTCGACCAATTGATAGTGCGCAGGAAACAACGCGCCCATGTGTTGACCAACGACGGTCTTACCCGTGCCCTGCTTTCCGCGTAGAGCCAGTGAGGTGCCAGGCTTATTGTCTGGTTGTTGAAACATCTGAGCAAACCAAGCCCAAACCCATTTCTCCAACGACTCGTCGCCTTGGGCTACGTTCTCACGGATGTGTTCAGCAAGTAGGCTAAAGTCGCCATCAGGATCAGGCTCATAGGCAAAACCGCGCCACAGATTGTAGTCGCGAACCGTCTTGCGTCCGGGCTTAAAGACAACTCCTTGGTAAGTCCTACGCCGTTCACTGTTCATCCAGACCTTAGGTGCCGGTTCTTCGCGGCGGCCCATCTGCACGTATCGATTACCGAACAACATGCCGAAGGCAGAAGGCGAGATGAAGTTCACGTCAACCTTGGTGGGCTCGTCTTCGTCTGGCTTTTCCCACAGCACGACAGTCTTGTCACCGACCAGAACCAAAGCAAAGCTCTGATTATACTCATCGACGATGTCAACGCTGCGCTGCTCATACTGCTCAGACGTCTTAATCAGATAAAGAGGGTCAAACCGATTGTCATCAGGAATAGGATCAGCGAGGTCCCAGCCCTCTTTCAGTCCTGGAGGCAGCGTAACGGTTCGACATGTCTTGGCGCCCTCACGCGTAAGTATCTCGCCAATCTGCGCGGCGGCCTTTTCACCCGGCTCATCGGCATCGGGCCAAATGACGACGTCGCGGTCTTTAAGAGCAGCCCAGTCAACATACTTGACCGCTTTGGAGCCACCTGGCCACGTTACGACAAGGTATTCATCTCCGACGATCTTTTGAGCCGCGTCAGCAGTTTTCTCACCTTCCACGATGAGAACGGGCGCAGAGTCGAACTCGCGAAGAAGATGCCCGCGATAGAGAGGACGGGGCTTGACAAAACCCTTCCAGCACCAAGCTTCCTTGCCCGAGTCCGCGTCGCGGCCCCACGACATAGGAGCAAGTTCCTTGACGTGCTTGCCATCGATGTTTCTTTCAAATCTGGAAATGAACCCGACCAGACGGCCTTCAAGGTCGCGATATTCCCAAGATGCAGAAGCCAGACCCAAACGCGGGTGCTTGATCTGCCCTGGACGAGAGGCAGAAGTCGGCGCGTGCTTCTGAGCCACCCAGTTGCGCCGGGCGCGAGGCCATAGATCAAGACGCTTAAGCGCGTCGATAACATCGGTCTGCTTGCATCCGGCATGGCAGTGGACCAGCAGCTTTCCGCCATTACCGTGACTTACTGTAAGAGAAGGACCTTTGTCGGAGTGAGCGGGACAAACCGTGTTCCACGAGCCGTCGCCATTCTCGTGCTCTTTACCTTCGCCGATAGCACGAGCAATCTGTTCGGGACCCATATTAGTGCTCATACGTTCAACGAGTGGTCTTCGAGTTTATGGCGCTTGCCGGGATAGTAGACGAAACCTTCGTTACCAAGCTCAGGGGCGTAGTAACTGAATATGCGCCACGGGTCTTGCTTAGTCTTGATATATCCAGATTGGCAGGCCTGCGCCATCATGGCTTTAAGCTCATGTTCGAGAGCTTTCGACTGGCCAAGCTCAATCAGCTTCTCGCAGATTTGGCGCTTCTGCTTATTGAAGCCGGCGATAATAGTCTGGCCGTTCTCGCTCGTCATCCGATCAATCCGGATGGTGAACATTTCTTCATCGTCCATCTCGTTGACCGAGTTGACGCCGGAAGAACGGTCCTGAGTAAGTTGAATGAGTTGCCAGAGCCAGACAGCGGCGTTGCCGCGCTCAAAACGAAACTGATCCGGCATCTCTTCTAGATGGGGGCCGGCCAGGTCGTTGATGCGCTCGGCCTTGACCTTGCCCCAGGCATTAAAGCGCGGGCGCTCAATACCGATCTGTTGGGCTTTAAGGGATGAGGCGGCCGCCGGTCGGCTATTGAAATACCGATACATATCGACAAGGTCGTTGCCGTTGTAGAACTTGGCTAGCTCTGCGGCGTTGCGATACTTGGTGCGGCTGATATTGCCGATTCGGTCTTTAAACCGATCCATTGAAGGGTAGAGTCGAGCGGTATATTCTTGCGCATGATCAGGCCGAGCCTTGTTTCGCTTGCAAAGATATACGACCCAATCGCCGTCGGCGCGTTCTTCAAAGTCCTGATAATCCACGTCTCAGGTTCCCCGATAAAATAAGAGATTCTGATACTACTCTTTTTCGGGTAATCTTGTAAACAATCAGAGTAGGGTATTGCCACTACACAGAAACGACCAAGACACCGCTCTTTATAGTCTATATACACGGGAGCTGGGTTTTGGCGAACGCTTGGCTAGTTTTCGATTACCTATTTACACGACAAACTTGAGGCGCTACATTCAAATCATCGATTAACACGCAGTCATCCAGCTGCACAAACCGGAGACTACCATGAAGACCTACATCAAGCTGGTTCGTGAAAAGACCGAAGAAGACAAGTTCGGCCCGCAAGTCCAGGCCTGCTACGACGCCGTGCACAAGGCCGTCGACGGCAAGGTCGGCGAACGCGCCGAACGCAAGACCGTGATCGAAACGCTGACCTCGGACACCTCGCTGGTCACGCGCCAAGACCCGGCCCGCATCCTGTCGTTCTACCAGCCGAAGCTGGTCGAAGTCGGCGTCATCGAGATCATCAAGGAAGCTGAACCGAAGGCCGAAAAGCCGGCCAAGCAGACCGCCGCCAAGCCGGCTGCTGCCACCGCGAACAAGGAAGCTGCTCCTGCCGCTGCTCCGAAGCCTGCCGCTGCTCCGAAGCCTGCCGCCGCCCCGGCGCCGGCCGCTGCTGCGAAGCCCGCGGGCGCCTCGGCCTAACACAGCTCGATCGAATAGTCGACGCGAACGAGCCCCCCTCATCGCGTCGACTGGCCGTGCCGCGGCCATGCAGGTAAGTCCTGCAAAAGAGTGATAGCGCGCCCGAAGTATACTAGGGCCAGCTGGCTATCACTCACGGCACCGTGGAGCTGGGTCTCGTTTTGCGTGACCTGGTTGCCGGCAAGGTTCTACGGGACCGGCCAGCCGGAACGCGGAGACGGAAGTCGCGCGGCACAACAGCCCCCAGTATCCACGTGCTGGGGGCTGTTGTTGTATCCAGCATAGGTTATTGCGCGGCAAGCGTCACTCATTGTTGTTTACACGCGTTTCTGATCGTGCTACTTTCAATCATCATCCGCTCATCTTTAAGGACACTGAAGTGGCTAACGAACGTGGCAAGTCGATCGACAACACGCACCTCTCCATCGATCAAGCCGAAAACCGAGGCTTTATCCACCGCGACTACATCGCGCACTGCCTCCGCTGGACGCATGTGGCCAAGTACCTGCAACGTTCCTATAAGACGGCGCGGGTCCTCGATGTCGGATGTGGTGTTGATCTACCGCTCGCCCGGCTCCTTTATTCTTCTCGCCTGATCGTTGAAGACTACGTCGGCGCCGAATACAACCACTCGAAGAAGTTCAAGACTGAACCGTTCCACACGGGCAAGTTCCCGCTGTCGGCGTATGGTTCGATGGACTTCGCCAATCCCAATCAAGTCGTGATCGCCAATCCGCCCGAAGGCGGCAAGCTGACGGACCCGCGAGTCGTCTGGTATGGCGGCGACAACGAGCAGGCCTTCCATCGCTTGGCCAACACCTACGTGTCGTTCGAAATGATCGAACACGTTGAGCCTGGTCACGCACGGGCCACTATGCGTAAAATCCACGAGATGATGGTGGCCTGCAACCAAGACCTGGGCGAGAATCCCGTGGCCTTCATCAGCACGCCGTGCTGGGACCCGCAGGTCGGCGCAGCGGCGAACCACGTCAATGAGATGACCTACGAAGCTTTGGGCGCCATGCTTGAAGACCTGGGCTTCGTCATCGAAAATGTCGCCGGAACCTTTGCTTCGCAAAAGGATTACAAGGCGAAACTGATCGCCGACGGCCACGGCAATATTTACGACCAGCTGTCCAAGCACTACGACAGCAATTATCTTGCCACCATCTTTGCGCCGATCTATCCGCAATACAGCCGCAATGCTTTGTGGACTCTGCGTGTTCGCCGTGAAGGTCATTCTTATGATCGCAAGTTCCCGACCCTGAAGGAAGTGCAGGGGCCGTGGACTTCGTCGGCCAACTGGCAGGACCTGGACTCGGACGAAGCCTATGTCGCCTGAACAAGAAAACCACTATCAGGTGCGTATCAAGACTGAGCCGCATCGCATTTGCCAGAACTACTCGCAGATGAACAACTTGGAGATGGCCCATCGGGCCGTCTCCATCATCAACCCACACTGGCGCGGCTCAACCAAGACTACGGCGGCCGCCCAGGTTCAGAAACTGTTCGACACCGAGCTGACCCGCATGTGGGATGACATCGTGTCGTTCCACACCAAGTTCAAGCTCGATTATTCAGGCGGCCCTCGACTGCTTCCTGATGATCAACACGTGTTCCGAGTGCTCTTCATTGGGGAGGAGCTAGAAGAATACGCCGGACTCCCTAAGGGAGTCCTCACGACGTTCCTGAGGGAGCAGCTTGAGGCACGGGGACCGCAGACTGACAGCCTTAAAGAGCGTGAGGATCAGCTTGACGCCTTGGTTGACATGGTTTACGTCATCTTGGGCACAGCCTATCTGCAGGGCTTTAACTTCGCAGAGGCCTGGCGCCGGGTCCAACGCGCCAACATGTCTAAGGTTCGCGTGGAGCGGCTTGAAGACAGCAAACGTGGAAGCAAATACGATGTCGTCAAACCGCAAGGCTGGAAACCTCCGTGCCACGCTGACCTCGTGGGGGTCTTGGGTGAGGAGAATGGTGTGGCCGCAGCTGAAGGACATTACGACGATCCGACCGAACGAGCTGGAACGCCAGATTATGTCGGAAGCCAAAGTGTATCAGCTGCTGTTCCCGGAGGACCGGGCGACGAAAATGACAGCGTCGTTTCAGGAAATGAAGACACCGAACCTAAAGCTAGCCACGACCTCTTCTAACTTCTTCAGTTGCCAGTGCTTCGAAATGTTTCCAGACATGGTGAACAACCGCGAGGAACACCTGGCCGGCAAGTTCTATAACCTGATCAAGGAAGACCTGAACAGCCGAGGCATTTGTCCGGCACGCGGAATGGTTATCTGCATCAAGATACTGGCCATCATGGCTCGTAATCTCGATAAGGCTGACCGTAACGAAGCCGAGCGGCAAGTCCATGACGTGCTGGACCTTGAGTTCAGCCACAACCCATCGGAGTACTAGGATGGCTTATCCGATCATCGTTCTGGAAGGCGCTGACTGCTCGGGTAAGTCAACCTTGGGCAAGTTCATCGCCGAACAATGGGGAGCCCAGTATATCCACGCGACATACCGCTTCCCTAAGCAGATGTTTAACTACCACACTGCCCTGATCGAGAAAGCCATCGCGCTGTCTCAGACCAGGCCAGTGGTTCTTGACAGGTGGTGGCCGTCTGAGCTGTTCTACGCTGACGTGTTCAGGGGCGGCTCAAAGTGGCCGATGTGTGGTCGGCTTCTTGACCGTGTGGCCCTTAAGCAAGGCGTCGTTTATGTCGCATGCGTTCCCAGCAACAGGGAATGGCAACTCAACACCTTTAAGGCCAGGGCTGACAAAGGCGACGAGTTGTTCGACACTAACGAAGCGGTCGCAGACATGTATGTCGATTGGGCCAAGCACATGGCACCCAGACACGACTTCATGGTATACGACGTCTTGACCCATGGTCGCAACATGTTCGACTTCATCGACACGTTGAGTGAGAAGGCGGCCTACGTTAAGGCTATGCTGATCAAGAGCTGGGACGAGTCGGTCATAAAGGACTGGGCTGGAAACAGCCACCAGCCTCTGGCCCTCATCCTTGGGGATCAGGCCAATCCGAAGGGCCGCCGAACCATGTGGCCGTTCTTCGAACATGGCAACTCTTCGCTGTTTCTGACAGAAGCCCTGGAAGAGGCTGGCGTCGATGAATACGACCTCGCCTGGTACAACACAGTCGACGAGTTCGGCTATGCCAGGCCCGAGCTGCTGGCGTCGATCTATGACAAAGTCAAGCCTCACTACGTTGTGGCTCTTGGATCGAACGCATCCAAGGTCGCACAAGCGGCGGGCCTAGTTAACTCCGACCACGGCTACCGCTACATCCACCACCCGTCCTACCTGAGGCGCTTTAAGGGCGACGCTGGCAAACAGCAGCTGGTGCAGTTTTTCAAAACGATCAAGGAACAAGGTTAATGTCTTTCCGACCCAACAACGCTGACCACGTCTGGTTTGAGCTGATCCAGAAAATCATGCGGCAAGGCCTGCCTTACGCGCCGCGCGGTAAAGAGACGCGCGAACTGCTTGGCGTGCAAACGCAGATCGACATGCGCTATCCCATCGTGACCAATCCTGGGCGTAAAGCGGGCTATAAGTTTATGGCCGCAGAAGCCGCGTGGATACTTTCGGGTGATAATCGTGTGTCGACTATCAGTCCGTATTCCCGACACATCTCTACGTTCAGCGATGACGGCGAGACCTTCTTCGGGGCCTATGGCCCTAAGATCAAGGAGCAACTCTACTACGTCGCCAGCACTCTTGCTGCTGACCCTGATTCACGGCAGGCCGTAATCAATATCTGGCGAGAAAATCCTCGCGCAGGCACCAAGGATGTTCCGTGCAGCCTATCGGTTCAGTTCCTGATCCGCAACAACAAGCTGCATTGCCAGTATACCATGCGATCGTCTGACGCGTGGCTTGGTTGGGTCTACGACGTGTTCAACTTTACAATGTTGGCCGGCGTCGTTCTGTTGGAGCTGGGCCAGCGCTATCCGCAACTGGAGCTGGGCCTCCTTACGCTGACGGCGGGTTCGCAACACATCTATGAAACCAACTATCATGACGTCGCCGCCGTATTAACAGAGAACACTCCCCTTGGCGACAACTACTTCCCGTTTAATCCGCGCGGCCAGTTTCAACACAGCGAAGACCTGATCGCAAAACTGTGGCTGGTCGCAAATGGTGCAGGCGCTCTTGCCTGGGCACGTGAAGGCTGGTGCTAACATGCGGCCCACTCCAGACGAATATTTCATGGCTATGGCGTGCCTTTGTGCGGCTCGTGGCACTTGCGTTCGACGGCGAGTGGGCTGCGTTCTTGTTTCCGAACAGAACCATGTCTTGGCAACGGGCTACAACGGTCGTCCAGCTAACTTCGTTCACTGCACAACTGATAGTAGTTCTTGCCCTGGAGCAAAGGCGCCGTCAGGAACCAATCTTACCGGGTGCGGAGCTATTCATGCCGAAGCGAACGCCCTGCTTCAGTGCAAAGACAGGGCGGCCATCCACACGGTGTATGCAACGACTGCACCGTGCTGGGAATGCACCAAACTGTTCCTGAACACTGGAGCCAAGCGTATCGTCTTCTTAGAAGGCTACGCCCAGGCAGAAAGAGCCAAGGAACTGTGGTTCGAGGGCAGTCGCTTTGTTCCTGGCGGCAATAGCTGGGAGCAGTTCATTCCGCGGGTAGGAACACCGTTGTTCGACACCTACTTCATTCACAAAACCTACGAGGGTCTCCAACGTGGCTAAGATGCCGAAAGCCAAAGCAGTTCGCAAGGCTTATCGCCACGACGACCAGATGCCACTATTCACACCTGACTGCGACTGGGTTGCCCCAGAGCAGGCGGACTGGATAGACTTCCGCGATTGCGACTATCTTGGCCTAGACACCGAAACACATGATCCCGGGCTCAGTGAATGGGGCCCGGGATTTATTCGTGGTGACGCTTTCGTGACCGGCTTCTCGTTGGCAGACGAAAATGGCCGCAAGATTTACCTACCTATTGCGCACTCTGAAGGCAACGTCGACAAGGACAAAGCCATCGAGTATCTTAAAGCGCAGTTGAAGCGTCCAGGTCTGGTAAAGGTCGGCGCGAACGTGATGTATGACTTGGAAGCCTTGTCATCTCTCGGCGTTGAAGTTCCAGGCGAACTTCGAGACATCCAAGTCGCTGAACCGCTGCTTGACGAAGACCGTCGTGGTGGTTATAGCTTGGATGTGTTGGCTCGCGACTATTTGGGCCGGCAGAAGAATGAGCAGCTTCTGAAAGAGGCAGGCGCGGCATACGGCGGTGAGAAGGTCAATCCCAAGACCTTGGGCGCGATCATGCCTGCAAAATACTGGGGCGTGTACGGCGAGGACGACGCTGACCTGCCTGTCCACATTTACATACGTCAGCTAGAACGCATTAAGGATGAGGGTCTGGAAGGCATCTTCGACCTCGAAACGCAACTAACTCGCGTGCTCTTTAAGATGCGCATGCGTGGGGTTGCCGTGGACCTTGACGCTGCGGAGCAGTTGGCTAAGAAGACACTTGCTGAAGAGCAGGCTCTGGAGCACTGGCTCGCCAAGGAAGCCGGCTGGGCATTCAATCCGTATTCGTCAACCGACGTTGCTTCGGTGATGATCGATCGCGGTTTCCACTGTCCTCGAACGCCTGAAGGTAATCCATCAATCAAGAACGAATGGCTTCAAGAGATTGGCGATGTCGACGGTGACACTAAGCAGCCTTCTGGACAAGGCGACGAGTTTGGAGCTAAGCTCTATGAGCTACGACGCATCAACAAGATGCGCAAAGATTTTATTGAAGGTGCGATCCTTGAACGTAACGTATGTGGTCGTTTGCACCCAACGTGGCATCAGCTTCGAGAATACGACGAAGAAGGTAAACGCACTCGAGGCACTCGCTCGGGTCGTATCGCAGCGTCCAAGCCCAACCTCACGCAAATCCCTGCTCGCGACCCTGTGTGGGGACCGCGCGTCCGTAGCCTTTTCATCGCTGAACTAGGTAAGAAGTGGGCTAAGTTCGACTATTCGCAGCAAGAGCCTCGTTTCCTTCTGCACTTCGCCTTCCTTATGGACCGGATACCTATACACCTGGGTGGGCGCCCCATGGACGGTGCCGCAGAAGCCGTTCGTCTGTGGAGAGAGAACCCAGCGCGCGACTACCACCAGATGGTTGCTGACCTGGTTCTAGAGCGTTCTGGCAGAGACATCGGTCGTCGTAACGCCAAGAACATTAACCTGGGCGGCGCCTACGGCATGGGCGTAGCCAAACTTCTCAGCCAACTTAAAGTAGATGAGAAGACGGGTCGCGACATCATGAAGGCCTATCACGATGGCGTGCCTTACGTCAAGCTGATGTCTAACTCGTGCATGGAACGGGCTGAAGAGAAGGGCTTTATTCGCACTATCCTTGGTCGCAAGCGTCGTTTCACCAAGTGGGAACGTAAGAACGACTGGAGCGTTGAGTGGCAGGACGGTTGGGCGCGCACCTTTGACAGCTATGAAGAAGCCGTCGCTGAGTTCGGAGAAGGCAAAGTCAGCCGCGCAGGTGTTCACAAAGCTCTGAATGCGTTGGTTCAAGGTTCGGCCGGCGATCAGATGAAGAAAACCTTGGTTGATCTTGACGCGGCGGGGTTTGCCCCGCAAATCCAAGTCTACGACGAGATTAACCTGTCTGTAGGCTCTGATGATGAGATACGCGGCATTCGCCATATCATGCAAACTTCTGTCCCTATCGAGGTTCCTCACTTGGTGGAGCCAGAGGTCGGGGCAAGCTGGGGTCAACTGTCTGATTGGGTAGAATAATGAAGATCAGTCACAGAGCTTTCGTTGAAAACTCCATGCGCGTCAACAAGGGAGTCCGCGGCAAGTATCAGAGTCCGGTTTGGACTCCAGAAGACATGCAGCAGCTTATCAAGCTTAAAGAGCAAGGACTTACGACGCCTCAGATCGCCAAGAAGTTGGGACGAACCAAGAACGCTGTATGCGGCAAGTGGTTTCGGCTTCAAGAGCTCAAGGAACCACAGGGCAAGCGCGTTGCGCCAAGTCGTACCTGGTCTACAAGCAATCTGACCGAGCGTTGGGCAGATCGGAAAAAGAATGCTTGAGCAGGATTTTGTCAACGACGAGGTTATGCCTCAACTAAGGAAAGTAGGCCATGCCATACACGTTCAGAACTCCGCTGAATCAGGCACTCCGGACATCAACTACGCTATCTTCCCCGCCTCGGGCTGGATTGAAGCTAAGGTTGCGAAGGCCGGATGGCTTTATTTCGAGACGTTCCAAATACCTTGGTTTCGCAAACGCCTTCGGGCTCTCCAGGGCCATGGGGTATGGGTTCTCGCTCGCGTCGGAGATGAGACATATCTATGGTCTGCCAACGCCGTCGTCGGTGCGCCTCGCGAACCTTATAAGAAATGGGTTCGATGCAAGGTTGATGATCTAGGCCCAGCACTGGTCACTTTAAGCCAATCTGGATGGGGTGGGATAATCACCGCTCTTACCGATCCTTCGCAGTTTACACGATGAAGAGAGGCGCTATAATCGAATGATCAAAACGTGGAGAGAACATCTTGTCCGATATTGAAGACACAATCGCCGCCGCGCTCGCAGATGCCGCAGGCGGCGTAACGAAGGCTGATAATGTCCAGACCAAAGCCATCGGCGATCTGGCCATTCGTCAACTGCAGCTCGCTAGCAAGATCAAGGAACATGAAGCCGCGATCAAGACGGCCAGCGAAGAGCTGAAAAAGATTTCTGAGTATGATCTTCCGAATGCCATGGCTGAAGCCGGCATGAAGGAGTTCACGCTCACCGACGGTTCCAAGATCAGCATCAAGCGCGTCTATGCCGCAAGCGTAAAGGTCGCTGACCGGCCGATGGCCTTCGAGTGGATGCGCGAACGCGGCCACGAGTCGCTGATCAAAACCGAAGTTAACGTGCCGCTCGGTAAGGGCGCGCACGAAGTTGCTGAGAAAATCATGGCTGAGCTGCGTGAGCAGTTTCCTGACTACTCCCCGCAACTGGAAGAATCTGTTCACTGGCAGACGCTTCGTGCGTTTGTCAAGGAGCAGGTCGAAGCCGAGGAACTCGCCGCCCAGCAAGGCGAGACTGTTACCGATCCTCTGCCTCGCGAACTGCTGGGTGTCTATATCATCGACCAGGCGACTATCACGCCTAAGAAAGAGAAGTAACGACCATGGCTACCAAAACTGGGCAGGAAGTAGCGCCTGCCATTGCAGACGGTCATCTCCCTGTTGGTTACGACCTGCAGGACATCATGGCGGACGCCGGCGTTGGCTCGTCGGACATGGCTGCCGGCGACTTGGGCATTCCCTATCTGTCCATTCTCCAACCCGGCAGTCCTCAACTGAAACCCGGCCACGCCAAGTACATCGAAGGCGCTCGCGTCGGTGAGTGGTTCAACTCGGCAACTGGCGAGGTGTTCCAAGGCACTATCGAGTTCATTCCCTGCGCCTATGAGCGTAAATATGTGCAGTGGCATGACAAGGACCTGGGCGAAGGCGGCTATGTTCGTGACTATCCGATCGACTCGGATATTCTGTCGCGCACGGTCCCCAACGCCAAGAAGCAGCCTTCGCTGCCTGACGAAAACCACGACGTGATCGTTGAGACGGCCTACCAGTACGGCATGATGCTCAACCCTCACACCGGTCGCTGGGACCAAGTCGTCATGCCTCTGAAGTCGACTGGCCTGAAGGTCAACCGTCTACTGAACAACCTGATCGCCGGCGCCACTATCCCCGGCACCCAACTTCAGGCTCCGCGCTGGATGTATGCTTACACCCTGAAGACGGCGCTCGAGTCGAAGGGCCAGAATAGTTGGTACAATCCGGTCCCTGAGAAGAACCCCGAACCGGTTTCGGCGGAATGCTACCAGGCCGGCAAGCGCTTCAATCAGATGTTCTCGGCGGGCCTGGTCAATCGTGCTGCTGAAGACGACACCATCGATGCGGCAGCTGCTCCGCGCGGTCATGGCAACGCTGGTCAAGACGACGACGTTCCTTACTAAGAATAGGCGCGACGTCTAATGAGGCGGCCCCGTGGATCACTGGTCTGCGGGGCCGTTTTTGACAGGATCATAGAGTCCACGGATGATGTTCCTTAGGGCATTATCATGTGGACCACCCGAAAGTGATAGCGGTCGTCCTCTGTGGATAGTAAATGCACCGTTTAACCCCTTTGAGGCCTCATGTCCCTTCCAACTTTTGAATATCGGCTACAGCCGTTCGGAGAACACCAAGCACGTCTATTACCCCTGCGGCGCGAACAACGCGGCTGGGCACACTTCTGGGAAATGGGCACCGGTAAATCGTGGGAGATTTGCCACGAGATGGCTTGGGCGTTCTGCCAAGGCGAGATTGACTGTGGCGTGGTCATGGCTAAGAAAGGCGAATACGCGAACTGGGCTCAGTTTCTTATTCCCGACCTGATGCCCCAGACGTTCCCAGTCGAGGTTGTTCTATTCAACAGCACAGCCTACTCGACCGGAAAGATGCGCGAACAACTCACCAGCTTAATGCAGCCCAAGCCGGGCGTTCTTCGCATTCTCGTGGTGAACGTCGAGTCTATGGCGTATCGACTTCCCGAGGTGCTGAAGCCCTTCTTTGAGTCGGCGGTCAAGGGCGTGTTCTTCGCCACGGACGAGTCCACCTGCATTAAGGAGCCGAAGTCCAAGCGATCCAAAGAGTCATATATCTGGTCTAACAAGGCTCGTATTAAGCGCATCATGACCGGCACTCCGGTTACGCAGTCGCCTATGGACCTCTACGGCCAATCTCTGATGCTGGGTAAGATGACGCTCGGCTTCAGCAGCTTCTTCAGCTTCCGAAATACCTTCGAGGTGCGAGAGCCGTTGTATCTTGGTCCACAACGAACAATCATGCGGACTACCGGGTATAAGAACCTGGATCAGCTCAACCGTATCCTGGACAGCTTCAGCGACCAAGTCTTTAAGAAAGACGTGGTTGATCTTCCCGACAAGGTCTATAAGAAGTATCTCGTTGAGATGACGCCTAGCCAGCAGAAACTCTACAATGAGATGCGCGACCAAGCTATGATCGAGATTGAGGGCCATGAAGTCGAGGTGACTACGGTCTTGGCTCAAATCGTCAAGCTCCACCAGATCGCCTGCGGGCAACTTAAAGTAGGTGAGGACGAGTATGTTTCAATTGAGAATAATCGCATCGAGGCCCTCGAAACTATTCTCGAGGACTTCGGAGGGAAGGCCATCATATGGGCCAACTATCGCCAGACTCTTGTCGACGTCGTCGCATCGCTCAGGAAAAAGTTTGGCAATGACGCGGTTGTTCATTACTACGGTGGAACAACCCCGGCCGAACGCGAATATGCTTATCGTGCCTTCCAAGACCCTGACAGCCCTGTTCGATTCTTTGTCGCCAATGCCCAGAGCGCTGGCTACGGCCTTACACTCACGCAAGCGTCCTTGGTCGTATACTACAGCAACGGGTATAACCTGGAACATCGCCTACAATCTGAAGATCGGGCGCATAGAATCGGTCAAACTAAGTCGGTCACCTACATCGACCTGGTCAGTCCGGATACCGTTGATGAACGTATCATTGACGTTCTTAGAACGAAAAAGAACCTAGCACACGAGGTGCTAGGCTCTAAAATCAGCGACTGGATTTAGCGCTTAGAAGCCTCGTCGAGAGCCTTATCAAGGCGCTCAAACGCGACATCGTTGGACGCTTGCAGTAACTTCAGCTGCCGTTCAACGGTGTCGCGGTCCGACGAGCTGAGTGTCTCTTTCATCTGATTGTACTGCTCAATCAGAGCCCGAGCCGTATTAATCCCGGCCAAGATTTGCTCAATAGTAGGCATGGCAGTTCCTTACTCGCGCGGTCGAATAAGCGCTTGAGCCTGCGCGATCAGATCAAGCGCCCTGGTGACCTGTTCCGTATAAGAACGAGAGTTGGCCGTAGCCTGCGCGTGGCGGGCCAGAACCAACGACTGATAGGCCTGACGATTCAGAACCTGAACACGCGCCGCTTGCTCACCTTTAAGGGTGCCGGAGTTCACTGCCTCCAGAGCCAAGGTCGTCAAGCCTGAATAAGCTGCCTCCGCGATGAATAGAGCTTTCTCATCGACTAGAGTCTCTGAGGCAGAGGGTAGTCCCGGGTAGACCACATGAGTGCTACCACAGGCGCTCAACCCGAGGATGCTTCCAGAGACGATCAGAATAGCCATCATCTTACGCATCATAGACTCCTTTACGCGGCATATTGCGACTGGAGGCCCTTGACGAGCTTCTCCATGACCTTGGCCGCCGCTTCAGCCTTAGTCACAACCGAATCCTTGTTCTTGTCCAGGCCCGCGTTCACTGCATATTGGGACGAACCCTTCACCCAGAGCGTGTGCTCAGAAGGCTTGCCAACCGCTGCCGGCCACAGGATAGCCATGTAGCAATCGTCGATAGAACGGATTGGCCCCCGCGCCTTAATCGCTCGTTCGAAATATCTGAAGACGTAGCGCAGCTGATCCTCGGCCGTCATGGCCGCAAGCTTCTTCAGTTCCGCGTTGCCTTTCGTGATTTTCTGGGCAGACGTCATGGCTTTAAGCTGTGCGGGAGTGTGGGTCAGCTCCAGAATCGTGTCCCGCATGAACTGGATCAGGCCAGTGGCAGTAGAGACGGGGTTTCGCACGTCTGCGGTGAACTTCTCGCCCGTCTCGAAAGCCATGCAAGCCATCAGCCAGTTGGCGTCGAATAACGAACCTTGGAGCTTGGTCAGCTCATCAGCGATCCACCACACGCGATCACGGAACGTCTCGCTCACCTTGGCGCCCCAGGCCAAGACCGGTCGTTGGTCAGGAACTTCAGGACGATCACTTGGCGGAAGAGTCCCTACGTCAGGGACAAGGCACTCAGTCGGCGTCCAGCCAAGAAGGGCGAGAGCTTCCAACAGGTGGTTCACTGCGGCTTGGTTCGACGCGCTCATTGGTATTCACCGTGGTTTGATCGGCTTCGATAGTGACGTTCTCAGCCACAGGACTTAAAGCCGGAGGTTTGGCGTTTGCGGCGGCCAAGGTTTGAACAGTCTCGGCTTGGCTGCGTTGTTGGCGTTCGTTGTTCTTCTGGATGATACCATTCACCAGACCCGTGATGATGATACCAGTTGCCAGATACATGAACCCTTCGTTCTCGGTCAGAGACGGATCATCCTTGATCATGCCGAGAACGAACACGGTCAAGATGAAAACCGCGATGAGAATCAGGTTCTCTTCAACGATTTCCAAGATGCGGTCAAAGGTGCGACTAAACATGGTCAGTGAGCCTCGTTGCTTCAGCGACGTCTTTTGGCGTGCCTCGTGGCGGCACCACCTTTACGCCGAGGCTAGCCAGGATGGCCAGCGAACCGTTATTGGCGCAGGTCGCCAACCCTTCGATATACTTCATGCGGTCCCAGACGCGAGCAGGGAAGGTTCGACGAACCATATGAACCGCGTAGGCCGTAAAGGTATACGACATGATTGTCAGAGCGACCAAGCCTTCGATGTTAACGTGGCCAAGACTTGTAGGCGGATATTCGGTTGACAGAATGGCGAGGTTCACCCCTCGGTATAGGAGTGATCCTCCAGTCAGGAATAGTCCGACTCTCACAAAAGCAGGAAGGTCGCTCCAGTTGCGTTGACGCGGACTGGTCAGTACATGTATCACAAAGCACGAGATGGCGAACATGAAACACATCAGGCTCGCAACGGCATCGGCAATCATGGAACCGGACCTTTCAGGCTTCTTAACATGGAAATAAACGTATCCAGGTTAAAGAGTTTCGGAGCTATTGGATTAGCAAGTAAACCAACCACTGCGCAAATAGCCCTAATCTCGTGTTCGCCATCACGTTCAAGGAACGCATAAATCCAAGGCGCTACAGCTATTGACGCAAAGATACCAACGAGGACAGAAATGCAGCCCTCAATAAAACACACCACGCTGCTTCCGCCGTTTTGACGGGAAGAGAAGAAGCAGGCTGAGAACTTAGGTGCGGCGTAGATAAACGCGCCCAAGGCACCCCAAAGTGCTAGCATATACCACGGCAGCATCTAAGTTCTCGTGCAAGGCCTTACTCAGGCTGTTCGGGCGGTACAGGGTTAAGCTGTTGCTGGGCTTGTTGGTACCGGTTTCGAACTTCGGAATGAAGGGTTTCCAGAGGCCCTGAAAGCTGAAAAGCGAGGTTCGACAAGTTCGGCGGGAGATTGGGAGACTTGGCGGCCTCGCGCAGCCCCGCCGCTAACTGGCCTATATTGATATTGGGCGCGGCTTCAGTTCCCACGCCTAGGTCGGTCAGAGGAGTCAGACCGGCAATGAGGTTTTCTGCGTTGGCACGAGCGGCTGCGGCGTCAGCTTCAGCGACAATGCGGCGAGCTTCCTCGATCTCCTCGGGAGTCTTACTGGTCATTGCGGTCGGCGTCCTTGTTCAAGATTTGCAGATTTTCTTCGGTGTTGTCCACGTCGACGTGCATGAACTCACCATTCGGCAGGCGGAAGTGGACACGAATCCTTTCATCGGGCTCACCTGAAGCTCCCTTGAAGGTCATCTGCTCAAAGACGGCCACAGTGCCTGACTTTAAGTAGGTGAAGTCGTGGCCGACCGACAAAACCAACCAAGAATCGGCCCTATTTTTAAAGACAGACTTTTTCTTGTTCTGTTCAAAGAGTTCGAACACTTCCTGTGCTGTATTCTGAAGCAGGAAGGTTGACAGACCTCTGAAGTCAGACATCAAGGCGCAGTTGACGTTTTCGTTGTCGTCCTTCTTTGGGTCGCGTGCCGTGGAAAGAAGACAGATGATTGAGCTCGGCGGAACGCGCAAAGCATTCCCGTCACGTTTCATCAACATAAGATTTGACATAGTGGGTCCAGTGTAAGTAAGGGTATATTGACCCTATACCTAAAAGATTCCTAGGTAAACGAAAGTCGTGTAACGCTGTAAGATTTTAACCTACACATTACTCACTTGACGTGATGCCATATGCCTGATTCTGACCGTCGAGCCCATTCGACTGACCGGGGACGCTCCGAAGCGACCGGGAGACGACCTCGACCCTATAGGTCCGCGGCTGGGTTCCCCCGGCGTTGTCCGTGTAGGTCCGCGATCCCCCCATGTATTCGGTGAAGAAGGTCTGGCCTTGGGTGCCGGACGGCTGGCCAGGGACAGGCTCAGGATCGTAATAGGCATTGAAGGTCCCGGTCACGGTCATGCTGTCGATAAGGGTCTCCGCCGCCGACCCGATCTTCCGATAGAACCGGACAAGCGCTGTGGTTGTGCCAGCCACACCTCCGGTCTGATCTCCCCAGCGCCTGCCGGTCCGAGAATAGTCATAGGACCAGACAACGGTGATCGGCCCGCCATTAGTGCCGAACGGCCCAAGCGTAAAGCTGGCTGGGACGGTGATTAGCGATCCTTGGCCGCTGTTGGAGATTGTCCCCGCAACGATGGAACCACCCCAGTAAGAGTTGCCTGTAGTGTCGAACCACACTTTAGCGTTGTTCTTACGCATGTCTGTGATGGCCGTGGATGCTCCTTGACCAAACCAGAAGAAGAGGTTATCGTTAGGTAGCTGGCCGATGGCGAGGCGAGCATTGCCGAACTTCCAAAGGATCAGAGGATAGGCCGGATCAAGCTCAATCTGCCCTGCAGAGCCCATGAAGAGCTTGCCCGTGATGTAGACAGAGCCGCTGATGATCTTCATCACCTCGACGACCTGGCCACTGATCGTGTTGGAGAAGCTAACAGCTTGCGCCACCAGGCCGGCCAGCGAACCGCTCGTGTCAGCCCGTATTTTAAGTTGGGCCAGGTTCCCACCTGCGGCGGCGGTTACCTCAAAGCGCGCCGTGGCCATTCTAGTTGCCAGGTCAGCGGTGGTAGAGGCGGTGATCTGAAGTTGCGAAGAAACGTCAGTCAGTTGACGATCGTCGCGCCACATAGTGGCTTTATTTCCTACCTCGACCTTGATTTGTCGTACGGCCAAGCCGTTGGTCGCAACGCCAGTGATGCCTATTCCAGCAATGATAATCCGTCCCTGGGTCGCTGACGACGGTGGTTGAACGCTTACAGATTTTCTATTATTTTCACCAAAGTTATGGTAGTCAGACCACTGCACATGGGCCGAGTCTCCTTGCCAGTTTCCCGCGGCATCCAGCCACTGGAAGTATATAGAAACAACGCCACCTGTAGCGAACCTTCTTGCATCCGCAGAAATGGTGTAAAAGAAGCCAGGGCTCACCGGTATGGTATCACTAATCATGGAGTTAGTGCCATTTAGCGAGCAGAAAGCGTGGGTCCCAAAACCAGCGTAAGGCTGAGACGGAAACCAAGTAGAGGTTGTCCAACCTGCGAGGCCGCTAGAGAACGACGAGTTGGCCAAAATATTTGCGCCAGCTTCGAGTCCCACGCTAGCCGCAAGGTTAGCGCTGATTTGAGCAGAGGAAGCGGACGCCGATGCGCTCGAGGCTTGGGCGATGGCCGTTGCCGCAGCGCTTTGCGCGTCATTTTTAGCGCCAACGGCTTGGTCCCTAGCTGTCACAGCCGTGCCGGACGCCTGCGAGGCTGTGTTGGCCGATCCGGCCGCCGAGGCAGCCGACGCAGAAGCCTGGTTACTATACGTTTGCGCTTGGCCTGCCGCGGTCGCCGCATTGGTCGCTGATCCGCTTGCCGAGGATGCACTGGCTCCAGCTGCGGTTTCGCTTGCCTGAGCGCTAGACGCGGATGTGGCTGCGGCCAAAGCAGAAGTGGCAGCATCTTTAGGCGAAGGGGTCCACGCTGTTGCCGTCGACCCTTCTTCCAGCTTAATGTCGGTTACCTCAAACTGAATGCCTGCCGCGAGAGGACTGCGGAAGAAACGCAAGCGGACAGTCGATAAAGTCATGTCCGCGTGAGAAGAAGAAATGCCTTCCCATTTGATCTGAGACCAGTTTTCATCGATTTGAAATACGCGCTCAGGCAGCGTATCAGGGTGAAGGTCCACGTTAAGAGGTGAGGGCCCGGTTCCAACGCTGCGACGCGCCATAAAGCTGACGCTGTAAGGCGTCGAAACCTTGAGAGGTCCTACGAATATGCTGCGTTCAACCCCGACGCCCGCGCCGGTGAGAGTAAATCCCCAGCCAGACAACGAAGGCGTGGGATTGGTAATAATAGAGCCCGCCGATGCGTTCTCACGAGCAGCAAGGTTAGTTCGGCCTTGTTGCATAAGCGCAAGCATCGCTTCGTCTCGAGCAGTAGACGCTGAAACCTGCGAGGCCATTGCCGCGCTAGCGCTTACTCCTGCTTCGTTTGCTTTTGTGCTCGCAAGGGAAGCCGAACCGGCAGCTGAAGAAGCCGAACCTGCCGCAGCATCGCGACTATTTGCGGCCTGTATAGCGCTCGTGCTTGCACTAGCTGCCGAACCTGCGGCGTCATCACGACTGCTTGCCGCTTGTGTGGCGGCCGTCTGCGCTTGACCGCGTGCGGTCTCTGCGGCCAACTTAGCTGCCGTCGCCGCTGCAGCCAGTTGCTCTACATCAGTTACGTGCGCAGCCGCGGTGGCAGCTGAAGCGGCGCTCGCCGCGGCGGACGTGTTGGCAGAATCAGAAAAGGCCTGAGCGGCAACTGCAGAGGCGGCAGCGTCTTGGGCCTTACCTTCAGCCAACGCGGCTTGGGCCGCCGCGTCCGCGGCGCTTGACGCCGCAGCCGCAGCCGAAGCCGCCGCAGACGCTGTGTCGCCGTAAAGGTCTTGGAGGTTTTGAACGGCTTGCGCAGTATCGTTTACTAGCTGACCAATGGTAGTCAACTCTGCAATAACGTCAGCAACGGGCCTTCCCCCGATATTCACCGCATCATTGGCTACATTCTGACCACCCGGAACATGTACTGGGTTGCCCTCTAGACCCACGTATTCCCAGTCGGAATACCAATTGTCTTGCGTTCTCCAGCGGCCTCTAACGACGTAGTCTTGACCACCTTCGATCTCGGTAAAATCACCGATCGGATTGGAGGCCGGCAGCGATCCAAGCGACACGTATTCGGCGTCTTGTGCCAACACGGCTGCTTCGACATCCAGATACTGAATATCGCCTGCCGTTACAGGATCGGCAATAACGGCAATGGCCGCCTTCGAAGAACCATCAGGAGCCGGGCGTCCAACGCCAATAGCGTCGAACCCTGTCAGCTTTTGAACTTCTTTACGCACCTCAATGTTGCTTGCCGTTGCCGGTTGTGAATAGTCGCCCCGCATGGACAAGGTAACAATCTGCACGTCCACATACGTGATCGCATCGATCGGGTCATCGGGATCGTAGGCCGGGCGCTGAATAGGCGGCGTGCGAACACTGCGAGCTTCTGGAGGCAGAATCCCGATAGTATTCCAAGGAGAATCCGGGCCAGAATAACGCCACCGAGCCACAAAGCCCCTGACGGTATTTGCGTCTTTTATTTCGATGTCGAATACAACTTCGACGCCTTCAGGGTTGCCATATCGCTGCAGAATACGAACCCGCGGAACCTGCGGCTTGGGCAACAGGTTAGTCGGTAGAGACGGGATAGGCCCGGTCTCGGCAGCTTCAATCTGCGTGGCTACGTAAGGAGATGCACTGATGCGGACTTCGTTTCGAGACTGAGGCTCAAAGCTGTCAATCTCGACGTCTTCAGTAACTAGGTTCGTTTCGCCAAAGACAACCAAGTCATCTTTACGCGGCGCGTTAGCGACTGGAATCGGAACAGCAAAATACAGGTTCTTGGAAGACACGTCGCCCGTGACGGGCTCCAGAAGCAGACCAACCAAGGCCATGTCCGAGCGGCGAACGTCTACAGAATAGGAAGTCCCCGAGATTTGCTCGGCTTCGAAGTCAACGCGGATACCGATGACAAGAGTCTTATCACCGTTGAAGATGCGGTTGACTACGCGACCGCTATCTTGGCCATAAAGGGCGCTGTAGTGGCTGAGACGGACCCGGTCGCCGAAGGTAGAGGTGACCGAATCGAAGGCGCAGGTCCACTCGTGGGTTTCGCTTTTGAGCTCTCGACGTGCGAGATACACGCGGCCTTCTTTGTAGGCACGAGTTTGCTTGCACGCGTATTGAAGTGTGTAGGTTTCGAACAGCTCGGCGTTAGAGGCGTCATAACCGTCAGCGTATACCCAAAGCTCGTCCGCACGCGAGTCTTGGTCCACGTTTTTGAACTCAACGAGGACAGCGTGTATTTCGTCTTGGAACTCACGTCGGTACTTGTAGCCTTGGATATTAGAAGCAGAGAAAATCTGCCGAGCGATGGGCTTTTCCCAGTCGCCAACAAAACACAGGTCTTCACCGGACCAATACGTCGCAAACCGTCCAGCCAAGCCGCACAGCCGCATGAGGTCTTCTTGCGAGATTTCCTCGGTAATGTGAAGCGCCGCTTCCCACTGGCGCGCCTCGATTAGATCATAAACCGTGGCGCACGTAGCATTGATCTGATCCTGCAGAAGAGGACGAGCCGCGGGTAGGTCGGTCAGGCACCAACGCAGCAAAGCCGCTTGGTTCGAGGATGGTTCATGTGTATCCCAGTTACCGTTCTTAAAGACAGGGACGATCGGAGTCACCACGCCTGAGATAACAGGCAGCGTATTTCCTAAGTCGCCCGAAGCCTTGATGCGGATAGCAATACAGGCCAGGTTCTCGTCGACGATGGGTTTTCCATCAAAGCGAGAACGCAGAGCGGTGAGATACGTATCCCAGGTATGGCCGGGGTGATCGGCCGGATCGTTATCACGATCATAGGCACGGACCCGGATTTTCCAGTTCTTGGTCGGGTCCAGATCGAAGCTATACGTATTTCGAATAGCATTCGCGGTCTTCATATTCAGATACCACGAACCCGGCGGCAGGAGCTGGTTATCCTTGTCGCGAGCCGTGTTATGGCCTGGGAAGGGCGCTGGTTGCCAGTTTTCAGTGCCCACTTCGGCGATCTGAATCTGTCCTGCGACCTCTTCGTTTCTGATCTTACCTTTATCCGTGGAATACGAGAGGCCTGCCGGCAGCGTAATATCTACGTCTGCGCCCTTAGCCCCCGGCAACGGCGTAATCGTCTCCCAAGTACCGCCTGGGATGCCAACAAACTCGAGCTTGTTGTTGAAGTTTTCCTGGAATACGTTACCAGGGTAGAGTCGACTATTGCGCGGACCAGGCTCGAGCATATACTCGATCTGGTAGTCAGAAGCGGGGTAGTCCTTGAGAAGGGTTTCGCCGATCTTGATGTCTTCAACGACACAAGGACCGTAGTGCACGCCGAAGATGACGTTAAGCCATTGGTCGTTGCCGATGTTTTGCGTATAGCTCAGGGCAGCAACGTCGAAGCCGATGCGTTGCTTACCAAGAACCAGAGGCATCGGGGCCCGGCGCCTGATCTGGTTGGATTGCTCGTTAAGGGCGCTGGATGAGTTGGGGTCGGCCAACCTGTCCTGTTTATTGCGAAACAGCGCGGCAGTTGCCAAACCACCCGCAATCTGAACGGCAGCAGCGGCCCAAGGTCCGAAATAGAAGCCGACAACGATTGCGGTGACCTGGACGATAAGCTGGAAGGCATTCTTCAGCGGATTGTCGCCGCGAACGGCCATGCTGATCTGAACAATCTCGTTGTCCAGAAGGCAGCGATCCAGGGCATCTTCTCGACGCGGAAGCAGTTTGCCGTTGATTCTGATTTCTACATACGGAAGATCAGACGCATCAAACTTACCTTCACGAATCGCGCATCGCAGAATCTCGGTAACAGTACAGCCGACAGGAGCCTTCATCAGCTCCAAGCGGGGCTTGTGAACCTCAGGCGTAATAACGACGTTGTTATCGGAGCTCATAGGCGCCTACAAACCTTCTTTGCCACTTCCGGTCATGAAGACTGTTGGTGGTTGTTCCGAAACCCTCTCGGGCGTGTAAAAACTCGTGGTCGTTCAACAAGTAACCAACATGGGCGACTCGTTGTCTTACCGTAAACAAAGCTACGTGGCCTTGTAGCGCTCTTTCCTGGCGAGCCCAGGCGTGTATCTGGGCGGACATCAGAAACTGGACTCTGTCTACGTCGGTAGCTTCTTCTGCAGGAAAGAAACCGTCAAATCCTGGCGAAGGTTTCTTGTCCCATTCTCGACGGCACCAACTCACAAGGCCTCGGCAGTCCCAGCCGTTTGGGTCAAACCCATTAAGCAGGTATGGGACTCCCAGGACTTTGTTAGCTAGTTCGTACACCATCAAAAAGGCCTGGAGTTCTGGCTATGATATATCGGGCTTTGCAGGCCGGCTCTCGTTTGAAGTCCCGAGGACTGAGAGAGAATACAAGAGATTCGTTCCCCGCGTCCACGTCGTCGATCAAGATACCCACTAGCTCCTGTTCAGGCTCATCAGGAGAGCTCAGACGAACTATCTGAACGTCAATCTTCGGCTTGCGCCTAACCGTCCTTGCCGTTGCGATCAGACTCCCATCCATGTTAGCGACTTCGAGCCGGGCCACTTTACTTGGTTCGTCTATACTAGCCCCTCCAAAGGTTATCGTAAACGGATAGAAGGGATAAAAGATGTCGTTGCTGGTAATGCCACCAGGCTGATCGCAGAAAACAATCGGCTCAGACAGTTGGTCGGCGTGAACAGTGCACAGTACGGCTTCAGGCTCAACCACCGAAGCATACTGGCTCTTGATGTAGTCGTCTGTGAGATTTGCAGGCATTAGTAGGTGCTCAACTGTAGGCCGAACTGTATCGTTTTATCTCCGCCCAGTCCAGTCATGGAAGGTTCGCCGTCTGCCATCCACGTTGCTTGGCAAAGTTGAAGGGTGTCTGGCCTAACAAACCAGAAGGGCTCAGGCGCCATTCTGAAGAAGCTATCAAGAATAGCGTGAGTTTCTTGGTCTCCCCTAACTTGTCCAGTGACGTTGTACCAGGGAGTTCTGGTAAACTTCTTAGTAACAGCCACCCCTTTATCTCCCGAAAATGAGGCGCGCGTGGGTATAATCTGGGCGCTGAACGATTCTGCTCGCAGATGAGGAATATCTGCAGGCCAAATCGGAATATCGAGGTCCGGATTAACGTGTTGACCTGGGTCCCAGCACCGGTATTTGGTCGACGGCAGAACCCTTTCCAGATAAGGCTTCATGAGCACAGCTTGGGCCGCGGCGGTAGTCTGAGCAGCGTTAACTTTAAGTCGAGCAAAGCCGTTTACGGGAGAAACGATGCGCTTATGCGAAAAGTTGAGGCTCTTTGCCAGACCAAGCCGCGGGCGCCCGTCGCCTTTGTTGGCAATTGACACTGCAAGCTCTTGGAGCCCCGCCGTAAAGGTGTTGTTGGTGGCG